TGTAATTACAACCGTTAGCGATGCAGCGAATTATCATATTGGAACTATTGCAGCCACACCAGCTGGAACTGATGCAAGAAGGGCTTTCAAACCAACCGCAAACTGCACAGTAACGGCAGCATCTTTAACATTGGAACAAGTAACTAATGGAAGCAATGAAACGGTGTCTATTTACCTTAGAAACGTAACCGATGCAACTGAAACATTGATAGGCACATTTACATCTGATTTCGGAGCAAGTACAACATTGAAAACTTTGTTTAGTGGATTATCAATATCATTGGTGACCACTAAGGATTACACTATAAGATTTACAACTCCAACATGGGGAACAAACCCATCACAATGGATTCCTGCAGTAACTTTACAAATGACACTATGACTATAAGATTCAAACAACAAGGCGATGGTCGCAAATCGTGGATAGTTGACCAAACAGAATTAATCTACGATAGCCCAACAAACAAGTATCACAACGAAATGATGCAAGAAATATTAACCGATAAAAACTATTTGTCTATCGGTGAGGTATCAATGTGGGTTAATGATGTGGAATTTGGGGCAGAGGCGCAGAGTATAATTAATTGGTGGATTACTACTTGCAAGTTAGTGGCTAATTATGTAGCTTTGAATCCAAATGAAGAAACTGCTGCACAATTTTTAGCAACTTTACCAACTTATCCACTATGATACATTCCCAGCACCCAGACAATAGCATATTAGTAATCATTACATCGGTCATCATTCAAGCAGGTGTATGGACATCAGACTGGTTCGGTAATATGAATTTAGTCGGCATCTATGACACGATTTATGACTTCGCTAAACTTGGTGCATTATTAGTGTCAATGTGGGCATCGTATAGGGTAGCCAAGAAAAATAAGAATGAGTAATCAAGAAATTGTAGCACTCAAACCATTGATATTAGTTTTATTTGTTTTGTTTTTTTACTTGATTTCAATGCTCTATCAATACAGAGCAATAGCCAAAAATGTAGGTCGCTTCTTTAAGGGCGGTGTTGTTGCTTTGTTAGTGATGTTGGGCATCATTGATGAACAGAAATAATTTACTTATACATTCTAACACTATACTTAATAGCTTTTATAATATCGCAATGATACCAGATTGTTTCATTGTCGATAAGCATACAAGTATGCCCCATCATAGACTGATTAAATCTTTCGATGTCAATGGGATATTCTTTCAATAAATCTTCTATTTCTGCTTTGATAAACCCATATTCATACTTGGTTGGGTAGTTGTTTACTCTTTCTGTTATGCTCATAATTTAGTCTTTGTTTTCGGGAAAATATTCTTTTAACTTTTCTGTATAATCTTTAAAAAATATAAAGATAAATTCAGTTATTTCTAATTTACTTAACAACTCGTTGTCATCGGTTAACACAATAACAGTAGTGTCTGTCATCTTTTCTTTTATTAGCGTTTTAGTAGAATAAAAATATTTAATTCTTACTTCTTTAACATCGAAAACAAAGACCTCATCATTATATTCGTTGGTTGGGATGTCAATATATTCTAACAAATCTTTGTCAAATTGCTTCTCATAAATAGGGTGTATGCAGTCAACAATAATGAATGATGTATTATCCATTATCTGCATTATTAGTGGTTAGTGAGTGATTTGTCATTAAAAAATATGTGTTATTCTTGCTATTTGACCATTCTCTTTACAATGTAAAAATCCTTCAACCGCTTTAGGTGCATGCTGATAACCATTTCTATGATGCCAACTATCTGTTCCACTTGGACTTCTTAAACTTTCAACCGTTACTCCTATGAAATCTTTGCTTGTTTTGTGGTGTACGTGATGCGTATAAATATATCTGTGCTTTGTTTCGCCCCATTCTTGACTAAATTCTTGCGCCATCAATAGCGGTAAATCTCCTTGCTTTGCCCCATCTCCATGCGTTGTGCCAATTAAATTATTATGATACTTATAACCTTTTCTATGTGCTATGGTACAATCAAAAGTTATATTCTTACAATCTTTGAAATATGTTTCTACAACTTGGGCCAAAAAGAAACCGTTTATGTAATCGTGATTACTTGGATTAAAAGTAAAGTGAACATCGGCCACACCAATTAATATTTCTAAAACATCAACATACAACTGTTTAGCAATTAAAAAGTTTGTGTGCCACATTCCATCTGTGTCTTGCGGTGTTCCACTGGTAGTTGTTCTTTTTGGATTATCAATGTGCAATATATCGTTTCCACCTATAAACAATATTTTATCTATATCAAACGAGCTTACTTTTTGCAGTATTCCTTTTACACCCTCTAAAACCCTTTTAACTGCTACTTGGTTATCGTATGTTTCACCCGATTCAAACGATGTGCATAATTTACCAATGTGAATATCGGCAGGATCTAAAACAAGTAAATAAGAATCATTGCTCTTTACTCTTTCTATTTGTGGGAACTTTGGCACATAAGCTTGTAAGTCTTTTAAAAGTGCTTCTTTAAAATGTTCTTGTTCTTTTGCCTCTGGCTTCTTATAATTAGGATTAACTACAAACAACGATGCTTCCTTATTCTTAATCCACATATTTTTTGTGGAGGTGTTAGGCACATCTAAATTGTTGGTAGCTTGGTAGATGCCCTCGTGTTGGTCCAGAATCCTTTTCCTATGCCTAAAAATATACTTTCTAAATGACCTTACTTTTGCATCTTGCTCTCTGGTTGCAGTTGTGTTTAATATTTTTGCAACGATTTCGGAGCAAGCCAAACCTTGTTGCAGCATTTCAGCTACTATTGAATCATACTTGTAAAATTCTAAAGTAACTTGTGGCATATGTTATAGATGTTAATCTAACGAAATAGCGTTGTCCTGCAATATTTCAAAGAATTTTTCTTGAAATCGTTCTGCTAATTCATATTCCTTATCGGTTAGGTTGCCATTGTATTTGATTTCATCTCTCATAAACTGTTTGAAATCCCACAGCACACAATACATAGCACTTGCTTTGACTGCCAGTTCAAAGTCACCTTTGTCATCGGGTAGATTAAATTTTAATGTTGCTTCCATTGTTGTTAGTTTTAGCAAAGATAGTGATTTATTCATACAAATAACATTATCTTGTGCGGTATGATGTTCGGTGTAATGTTCGGTGTAATGTGCGGTGTAAATAACAAAGCCCTCACATTTCTGCAAGGGCTATGAACTAACTAACATTGAACGTGGCAAAGATAGTAATAATTATTAAATAAAAGAAAAGATGTGTTCAACTATTCCAACATTCCAACCATCACCAATTAAATTACCTGCCTGCCTTTTATTTAAATTTCTTGTATATCCTAATGGAATATTGTGTAATTTTTCTAATTCACTTTGAGTACAATATCTAACTCCTTTGCTTTCATCCATAGATTCATCTGTATAAATAATTGTAGTCATTCCAGTAGTTGCATATCTGTGCAACATATATCTTTGATTTGCATCGCTACCACAACTTGTATTTAAACAAGTATGTTTTTTCTTATCTGAATATCCGTATTCTAAAATATCATTCAGCATTATTTTTTTATCTCTCGGTTGTGGTATTGCAGATTTTCTATTTCCAAATAAATCAAAACTTTCTGGCCCAATATTAGTCCAAAACAATCTATCTCTTAAAGCTGCACTTACTTTTGAACCACACAACCTAACTGGTTCAGTTCCTAATAATTCTGAAATTGTATTATAACCTAAATCATCCATAATAACATTTTCAAGTAAATAATAATTAGGTTTAGTTTCTTCCAGCAATCTTATATATTCGTAAAACAACATTGATTTCATTCCTTTCAAACCATCCCTTATACTATTTGCCCTGCTAAAATCTTGGCAAGGACTACCACCAATTAATAAATCTATTTTAGGTAAATCTTGACCTTTTACTTTTGTAACATCGCCAATATGTTTAGTGTTTGGAAAGTTGTCTTTAGTGCATTGTATTGCGTGTTTTTTTATTTCACTTGCAAAATAGTTATCTACTTTGATACCTAAATTATTAAGTGCAATTTGCCCACAACTCATACCATCGAATAAACTTAATACATTCATATTTTCTTAAATTAAAAAACCTCAATCAATGCGAGTAGGAGGTCGCACCAATCAAGGCTTTTGTTAAAATTTCTTTTCGTTGCTCCTACACAACTTTGCAAATGTAATAATTTATTTTAAACCTACAAACAACCAAAGCATAAACATTGCCCCACCAACACACCACGCAGCAACTTTACCTTTGCGTTGTTGTTTCGTTTCTTGCTTACTTACTTTTAACAGTAACGAATCCGTTAGGTTTTCCGCTTTGTAACCAACTATTAACGAATCCTTAATAGTTGAAACCGAATCACACAACTGAAAGGCATTAAATAACGCTGCATAACTTGAATCCTTTACGTTGATAATCTCATCACACAAAACAAATACTGTGTCACACTCTTTTGGTAATGTGTGACGCAGTTTTTTAAGCAAAGCTATGTTAGTGTTGGTCAAAGATATTTCACGTTGTCTAATGCTATCTTTTGCGTTAACTGCAATCTGCAATCTTCGGTTAACTGCTTCTAGTTGGTTGAGCAATATTGCTTGCTCAATACCAAACTGCTTCTTCATTAGTTCCGCTTCTAATTTGTAGTCAAATGGAATCGGTTTTGGTTGTTCTTTGGCGCATTTGTTTAAGCCGATTACTAACAATAGGCAAAGGACTGCGAATGTAATTATTTGTTGGTGTGGTTTCATATTGTTTGTTTTTAAATTGTAGTAGTGAGGACAAGATTCGAACTTGTATGATAACTTATGAGCAGTCTTAACGGGTCTTTCGAGGTTACTCTACGTTATCTTTACTATTAACCTTTATTCATGCGTCTACCATTCCGCCACCTCACTATTTATATTCTTTGTTTTAGCACCCATCCCCATCAATAACCGCAGTTCTAATAGGCTTTTCGGTTGTGAATTTGGTTAAGAATTTAGTATTAATCAACAAGAATGTTGCTGCCAATCCGCCCCAAAACGCTTGTTTTAAACTGATTAATCCTTGCGTTTCTGCCAATGCTAACGATGTTTGAATAAAAGGCAGCAAAACGTAGATTAAATAGTCTGCAATCTTCTTTAGTTGGCGGTTGTCGGGGCTGCGGTACTTTTGTTTTAGATTCATATCAATTAATTATTTCCCACTCAAATTTACCCTTAATATTCCATTCTACCAAAGGCATAATCAAATCTACTTTATCTTTTCTTCTAAAATAAACGTGGTCTATCTTTCTACCACCGATTACTATAAAGTCAATCTTTACAAAGGTTATAACCTCTTTGCCATTAGTGTATCGTGTTCCTCTTGTCATACGATTGTCATTTTCCAGTTGGTAAGCTCCACGTGCGGTAAATCCTTGAATGATTTAAAGTTGCCACCCCAAGTTAACTTGTTAGATGCCGATTGCAGTAGTTCCCAAAACTCTTTGAAATGTTTTGCAGAATAATCAAGTTCACGTTTGCCAACTTTTACAAAGGCAATGTCAAAAGCACGAGATGGATAATAGTTGTGCGGACTTTGACCTGCTCTGGCATTAGTGATTTTAGGTCGCTTATGATAATACACTTCCTGCATTGCATTGTTTCTATAAGTGCATACAATAATAACGTGAACATCGTTGTGAATAGCGTTAAATTGCGCCTCTGCTTTCTTGTAAGCATTGGCAAGTGTTGGGTGTAGGTCTTCTAATAGCCTGCTTTCAAAGGGCTTTGTTTCATCTTTTGGTTTCATAAATTGTTTTGTTTATTAGTTAATCAGTACAAAAACCTGCTTGACAACCGCTTCCAGTGCCAAAGTTAAAGTCTTGTTGCAAACCTATTGTTTTTATTTGTGCATAGGTAGCTTCTTTTTTCCAAGTAGCGTGTTTTTCTTGGTCTGAAAACCATTGCATCTTTTCGGTTTCCAAATCCCAATTTTTACGCAATTGTTGCAATGGCTTATGAAAACAACCAACGCAATTTGAATCAGATGGAAAAATTAAGTTTGTTGAATCAGCCCATTTTTTTACTTGCAAATGAGTAACTTTATTTTCAATCAATGGAAAATAACCCTCCCTCCATTCTAACTCACCCCACTTATTTCTATTGCCATTTTTTGACTTTCCTATAATGCCCTTAAATGTAGTTGACAATCTGCTTGCTCGTTCCAATTCATCGTATCTAAAACCTATGCCCATTTTACACTTTTCATTTATGTTTTTAAACCACCAATCAAATATAGGTCTCATCTTCATTTCAGTTGTGCAAAACCTCCAACTTTGGTTAGGTAAACCCTTACCGCCAGTACCTTGTTTATTTACTTTCTCAAATGTTTTTCCCGTAACCCAAATAATTTCTTTACCTATCATTTGCTCCAAGTCAATAACTGCCTTTAATGTCAAATCACTTTCAGCAGTGGCAATAAAATCCATACCTATTTTATCACTTACTTTTTGAACTAATCCTTTATCTTTTGGAGTGCATCTAATATCTTCAATCCTTACCAACGCAAATAGATTATAATCAGCAGGGTAATGGGCTGCTAAATAAGAACTTGTCTTACCACCACTTAAACTATTTATTGTTTTCATTAGCTTATTTTTAAGTTCATTATTTCAATGTCAAAAGGCACTTGCACACCCTCTACACCATCTTTTTCAGCATATGGATATAAGAGATACCCAATGGGGAAAGAACACTTTGGCGCAACTCTAAACGCATAACCATCGTTAGCTTTGCATTCGATGTAATAACCCCAGTGTAAACGAACTTTAACAAGTTCACCTATTGCGTATCTACCTAATCGTTGTATAATGCGCTGCCCTTTAATATAGGCATAAAAGTATAACACACAATAGTTTTCCTCTTTTCGTATGCCCAAACGGATGCTATTCCAATGATGCCAACCTCTGCTAAAGCCTATGACTTTCTGCACACCATCGCTTTTCGCGAAATCAGAAATTATGAATTCGCAGGATAGATTTGTTGGTTTATAAAGCAGTTTCATTTCTTAAGCCATTGCTGCATAAACCCTGCACCACACACCGCACTTGTTAGCGAGGCGCAAAAGGATAAAGTAAAGGTAAGCAACTCGGAATTTCCAAAGAAAACCCCAGTCATTGCGAATTTGATTGCCCAAAAGGACATAAAAAGGGCTGATAATGCCCATAGGATAAGTGATGGTTTTGTTTTCATAGTGTTAAAAGTTTTCGGGATCTAATTCTTCGTTTAAAAGTTGTTCTAATTTCGGTGATAAATGTACTGATGTCTTACCATTAGTAATGTCAGTAAGCACCCAGCCACCACGAATTCCGTTTTCACGGTCATCTTCTTCGTAATCCCAAATTAATGTTAATGTTGTTGTTTTCATAATGTTAGTTTTAAATTTCCGCAAACATAAAACAAAAATAATTAACAAACAATTTTATTTTAATAAAATAATGTTTTACGTTTGCGGTCTAAAATAATATCTAACAAATGAAAGCAGAAGTAGAGCGAGTATTAGTAGTTTACACCCAAGAATGTGATGAATCAAGCAATAATATTCAAGAATTAAAAATATTTATGGAAGATAATGGAGCAGGTAAATATATTGTTTTTGAAACAGAACGATGGGCTATTGACAATATTGATGAAATTGTAGAAATACTTAACGATTTTAAACTTAAAGCAGGAATATAAACTAATCTAACAACTAACAAATGAAACAACTAATTCAAAAACTATTATTCGGTTACCGAAGCAATCCAGCAGCCTACACCCCAAAAGGAGGCGCAAAACTTACGCATAAAGGTGGCAACGCTGAAGCTATACATTCAGCATTAGTTCTAATGCAATATCAAATACGCAATGCAAAAAACTAAAACTAAACGCAAATTAGGCAGGGCAATATGTGATTCATACGTTCACGTTCCGAAGCCTGCAACAATCACGCAACAACATTGGGATGTTTGGCTCAAGTATAATAGTGGGCTTACATCGGTTGAATGTGCAATGGTTTTCGGTATAAAAGTACACCAAATAACCAGTATTATATCTGGCATTGTGGAACGATTAAAGAACAAATCCAAAATTGCTGAAGACTGGAGTGAAGATTTTGCATCAATAGAGGCTGCAATGGAATTTAAGCAACGTATAGCAAACAATGTTTATATGGCTATGCGAAAAGCAAAAAAAGAAAATAGTAATCAATTAATAATAATGAGTGAATTATGAAAATAAATAAACCAGCACCCGAAGAATTACAAGAAATTTACGATGCCATTAAAAAAATAAACCTTGAACGAGTCGAAACCTATGGAAGAAATGCTGGTAAAGGAGCATTCGTGACCATTGGTGAAAAATGTTTTATGACCCAAGAACAAGTGAAAAATATATTGAAAAATCGTGTGGCAAACTGGAAGCCACAACATTTTAAAGTCTATAATCTTGCGAAACGATTTGTTAAAATATGTTAACGGATTATGCATAAACCTAAAATAAATTTGTAGGTTAAATATCTTTAACTACATTTGTACCCAACAAATAACAATTACTAATTTTAAAAACTAACAAAATGACACTAACAGAAAAAATCAACAGCAACCCTTACTTAAAAGTAAGCAATTGCACAGACATTGCAGACCTTGAAACAGGAATAGATAATCTTAAAAAACTTGATGCAGAATTTGGAGAAAATAACAAAACACTTTTAAAACTTTGGGCAAAGTTTTTAGACAAGAAAAATAAGTTAGAGGCAAAAACCTCTAACTCTAATATGTTAATATAATTACAAACCCAATAAAAACTAACTAACATGAACCCAATTAACGTAATCACAAAAGTATCAACGCTAACAACGTGGCAAATTGAAAATTCAAAGGAACGCATAGAATACGAATCAGACAACGAAACATTCTACGTGTGGAATAAAGATAACGAAATAACTGCTTCTATTGACCGTAAAGATGCGTTCTGGACTATGCAACTATGCGACCTTGCAGTTAGCAACGATAAGCACGAAATTAACTTGCAATTTAACGATTACATTCCGCACACCTCATTCTTATCAATGGTATTAACAGATTTCTTACACAAAAACAAATAAATAAACAAAAAAAATGACAATCAAAGGAACAATCAAGCGCATAGGCGCAACGCAAACAGTTAGTGATGGTAAATTCTCAAAGAGAGAACTAATCCTAACAACCGCAGACCAATACCCACAAATCGTATCAGTTGAACTGCAACAGAAAGCCTGCTCAATAGCGGATGACTTAAAAGTTGGTCAGGACATTGAAGCTCACATCAACATCAGAGGTCGTGAGTGGACATCACCGCAAGGTGAGGTTAAGGTGTTTAACACAATAGTGTGCTGGAAAGTGGATAGTAATCCGTTTACGGAAGCAGCACCAAGTAATAATCAAGAAGTACCATTTTAATAACCCTTAAAAACTAACAAAATGAACACACAAGTATCAGTAGTACAACAGTTGCCAATATCAGAATTGATGAATTTGGCCAAAGCATTCGCAGAGAGTGGAATGTTTTCAGACACTAAATCAGCAGCCCAAGCAATAGTTAAAATCCAAGCAGGGCAAGAAATTGGAATACCTCCATTCGCTGCTATGACTGGCATTCACATTATACAAGGAAAGCCGACCATTGGTGCTGGTCTTATTGCATCAAGGTTAAAAGGTAGTGGCAAGTATGACTATCGTGTTGTAGAAGCATCTGAAAAGGTTTGCAGCATTGATTTTTATCAAGGTAACACAAAGATAGGTAATAGCACATTCACTATTGAGGATGCAAGGAAAGCACTAACAAAAAACATTGATAAGTTTCCTAAAAATATGCTATTTGCAAGGGCAATTAGTAATGGTGTGAAATGGTATTGCCCAGACATCTTTAGTGGACCAGTGTATGTGCCAGAGGAAATGCAAGTGGTAACAACTGAAGAGGCTACCCACATTGAAGTTGACACAACTATTGATGAGATTATCAATGACATTCAAGTGTGCGTTTCACTTGATGAAATTAAAGCGGTATGGGGAAAGATTACCAAAGCGCAACGATTAGACTTACGAGTATTAGCTGCCAAAGATGAAATGAAAACTAAACTAACACCTAAAACTGAAGCATAATGAAACTAACAATCTATCAAATCGAACAAAGCTATAACCAATTAGCAGAGGCATTAATAGACAACGGGGGTGAAATAACCCCCGAATTGTCTGAAGCTTTAGCAATCACAGAAGAACAACTACAAAACAAATCAGTTGCATATTCATTTGTAATCAAGCAAATGGATGCTGATGTTGACATCATTGATGCTGAAATAAAACGATTGCAGGCAGCAAAGAAACAACGTGAAAAGGCTTCAGAATACCTTAAGGAGAGAATCAAACACGCAATGGATTTATTTAGCATTGATGAAATTAAAACACCTTTGGTAAAGATTAATTTTAGAAAATCTGAAACAGTTGAGGTGGAGAATGTTAACTCACTACCATCACTTTACAAGGTAGTAAAGGTAACAGAACAAGCAGATAAGGCTGCTATTAAAGCAGCACTTAAAGATGGTGTTGAGGTTGCTGGATGCACAATAGCAACACATCGTAATTTGCAGATTAAGTAATTATTACTTATATTTGCAAACGAAATAACCGCCAAATTGAAAGAAATTATTAATAGCATAGCCCTTATCTTGATGCAGCCTCTTGGCGGTGGCGCATCTCGATAGGGGCTTATTTAATTTATACAAAATGATATCAGTTTTTAAGAGTGCAAAGAGTAACCAATCAGAAGCAAGTATCGAAGTTGATGAATATTTTGATGGTATAAAAAATGGTCGCTGGCAAGATGAGGTATTAAACTTTCGAGCAGGGCGAACGCAAAAAGAATTAACTACTTGTGTAACTGCAAGTGGCTCATTCAAGCAAAGGGCAGCTAATAAACTACTTGAGCATAGTGGATTTATTTGTTTAGATATTGATGCGAAAGACCAGATTGCAGAAGTTGATATTGAAAGAATAAAACGCAACGAATACGTTTACTCCGTACATCGTTCACTATCTGGTAATGGCTATGCAGTATTTATTCGCATTGATGGTACAAGACATTTGGATGCTTTTCTTTCTTTAGAGCAATACTTTATGGTGCAGTTTTCAATTGTGCTGGATAAGTCTTGTAAGGACACCAGCAGATTGCGTTTCGTGTCTTATGACCCAGACATCTACATAAATAAGAAATCAAAACAATTTAAGACCTACTTAAAGAAAAAAGACAAGCCAAAGCCAAAGCCAGTAGTCATTAAAACTGATTTTGATGAGATGGTGGTAAAGGCTGCGCCAATGAATTTGTTCGATAATTATGAGGATTACATTCGCCTTGCTTTTGCTTTAACACAAGAATTTAGCGAAAGTGGTCGAAACTACTTTCATTCACTATGCCAAGCATCACAAAAGTATTCGCATAGACAAGCAGAACGTGATTACAATATAGCTTTGCAACGTAGTGGAACTGGAGTTAGCATTGCATCAGTATACTACATATTTCGCCAAGCAGGCATCAGCACCACATCGGAAAGGACAGAAAAAATAAAGAGCATTGTTAAACTTTCTGATAATCCCCAAGAAGAACTAAAAAAATTAAATATAACTGATGCCGATGAATTTCTTAAACCTCAACTAAAAAAGGAGAATACAGAAATTGATGAAATTATTGAACTTATCAAATTGAACAATGTAAAATTTAACGAAATAACAAGAAATTTTGAATTCAATGGCGAAGAAATGACCGACCGAATTTTAGCAAATTTCTACACTAAAGTTTGGCAAAAAATTGATGATGGTATTTCAAAGGACAAAGTGTTTACGTTGATTCAAAATAAAGACAATAGCATATCGTATAACCCAATTAAAAATTGGTTTGAGAATAATTCACATCTAACAACTGATAATGAATTTGACAAGCTAAAAAAGTGCTTTGAAATTGAGCAGTTAATCTATGAGAATGATGGTGTCTATAATTTTGATGATTATTTAGATACATACCTTAAAAAGTGGCTATTAGGTTTAATTGGTTCTGCTTATGGCACTTACTCGTTAATGATTTTAGTTATAGCTGGTGAGCAAGGAATTAAAAAAACTGAATTTTTTAGAAACCTTTTGCCAAAAAAACTACGTAAATTTTATGCTGAATCAAACCTTGATGAGGGCAAAGATTCTGAAATACTAATGACTAAAAAGTGGTTAATTGTTGATGATGAGTTTGGAGGTAAGTCAAAAAAAGATGCCACAAAACTTAAACGAATGAGCAGCCAACAAACTTTCTCCATTCGTATGCCATACGGCCGAGTTTCTGAAGACTTATTGCGTTTAGCGGTTTTAGGTGGCACATCTAATGATGCTGAAGTAATTAATGACCCAACTGGTAACAGGCGAATTATACCAATAAACTTAATTAGCTTTGATTTTGAAGCTTACATGGCTATTGATAAGGATAAACTTTTTATTGAGTTGTACAACGAATGGAAAGCAGACAAAGAGGCTTGGTTTCTTACCAAAAGAGAAATCGAATATTTAAACAAAGCAAACGAAAAAAACATTGAGGTAATGAGTGAGGTGGAATTAATTAATAGACACATCCAAAATGACCCATTAAGCAAAATGACAAACACAGATGTCATACTTGAATTACAAAAATTACATCCAACTTTCAAAACTAACACCAAAAGAATGGGGCAGGCTTTGAAAAAATGTGGCTATTTTCAGCAAGTTTTGAGGACTGGTTCAAAGACCATTCGTGCGTATGAGATAAAAATCAAAGGAAGTGTAACAACCTATAATGTTGATAATGAATCAGATACTCTTTAAATGTTACAGATTACACACATTTTATCTTTTTCCTATACTCCCTATAAAATAATATGTGTGTGTGTGCGTGTGTGTGTGTATATTGTAGTAAGTAAAATAATAATAATAATCTGTAACCTGTAACATAATAACTAATAACCAATAAAATCAAGTGTTTCACATTTGCGACACATCAAAACATCTGTAACCATGTTAAGAGAATACCAAAAACAAGCAATAACATTAATTGAGGGCAATCAAAATAAAAATATTGCGCTACAAATGCCAACTGGATCAGGCAAAACTTTTACCTTTTGCGAAGTTGCTAAAAGGCATTACGCAGAGAAAATTACAAGTGTGTTAATTTTAGTGCATCGTAATGAATTACTACAACAAGCAAAAAACAGTTTAGGAGAGCGTTGTTTTTTGATTGAAGCAGGTATAAAATCAATACCAAATGATTATGCCTACTATGTTGGTATGGTGGAAACAGTTTCAAGGCGAATAAAAATATTGCCTAAATTTGGATTGGTAATTATTGATGAGTGCCACATCGGTAACTTTAAAAAAATGCCATTCTTTGAGCAAGAACATTGCAAAGTGTTAGGAGTTACTGCAACACCTATAAACGAATACCCATTGGCAAACTACTATGCTGAATTATTGCAGCCTGTTACCATTACCGATTTAATTGATAACAATCATTTACTTGATTGTGATGCCTACGGATTTGCATCTGATTTAGTAGCTGCACAAAAGTTTAAAATTAAAGGCGGTGAATTTGATGAAAAGCAAATGGAGGAATTTTACTCAAGCGAAAAGATGGTTAATAATGTAATCGAAAGTTACTGGAAACTATCAGCAGGTAAAAAAACGCTAATATTTAATGTAAATTTAAAACACAACGATGCAGTTTATACTTCCTTATTATTTGAGGGCTTGAATGTTTATAGCATAACTGGTGAAACTGAAAAAAAAGAACGTGCTGAAATCCTGCAAAAATTTAAAGAAGAACCTGATGCAATAATTTGCAATGTTGGTGTGTTGACTGCAGGTTTTGATGAGCCGACAATTGAAACGATAATACTTAACAGAGCAACAAAGTCATTATCATTATATTTGCAAATGATTGGCAGAGGTAGCCGACTAAGTGAAAACAAAAGCAAATTTACTGTTATTGATTTGGGGAAAAATACTGCAAGGCATGGTCAATATACAGACTTTTTTGATTGGCAAACATATTTTAAGAATGGCACTAAAAAAGAAAATAAAAGTGTTGGAATGTCACCAGTAAAGGAATGTCCAAACTGTGGTCATCTTCAGCATACAAGAAAAATAAAGTGCGAAAGTTGTGGTCACGATTTTGAAGAGGAAAAAAAAGCACAAGAAGCAGAAGAAAAAATAAAAGAACTTGTAAAACTAACCAGAGAAAAACCTATTAATATACCAACACAACATTTGTTTCAATTAGCAGAAGAGCGTTGTTGGAATCCATACGGAGTATTGCACAAAATTTGCGACCACATCATTCAATATGAGTTAAAACATTCGCCAACAACAACGCATGAGCTTTCAGTTAAAATGGCAGGTGAGCAGTTATCTGTTTGGTGTAAAAAATATGAGAAGCAAAATAATAGTTGGCATCAAGATTTTATTGTAAATTTGTTAAATGCAAAAAGAAAAGAAGCAGTCGGAGGATAAAATACAAAGTGATTGTTACGTTTGGTTTCACAACACCTATCCCACTATGCGTGGGCTGCTATGCTATAACCTCAACAATAGCAAAAACAAAATAGATGGTGCAAGAAACAAGGCTAAAGGTCTAATTGCTGGGCGGTCTGATATGGTGCTTTACTACCAATCAAAAGCGTTTATGATTGAATTTAAAACATCTGATGGTGTGCAATCAGCAGGGCAACGTGATTGGGAAGCATTAGTTAGGAGCAATGGTTTTCAATATCACATCATTCGTTCACTACCAGAGTTTCAAAGCCTTATTCTTATGTTATTAAAATAATACTTATCTTTGTGCTATGAAAGCGGGCGATAAAACGAGTAAAAAACGACCTATTAAACCCTTTAAAGGAGATGAGGGTGTTAAGTTTAGTAAAGAAAACCAACCTACACCCGAAGCTAAAAGCAAAGGTTGGGAGGCAAAGCGCGCGGAAAGGTTACTGACTCAAAAGATTATTGAAAAACTAACGGGGGCAAACAACCTTGAGGAGTATGTCGATAGTTTATTTAATAACGCAAAGATGGGCAATGCTAAGGCAATTGACACATTGAATAACGGAATCGAGGAGCAAATCACTAAAACCGAAACAACCATCACCGACACGCGACCACCATCAACGGTCACGATGCCTGATGGAACTAAGATTGAAATTTAATGAATGTCGATTTACAAGCCAACCCAAAGCAATATGATTTCTATATTCAAGCGATGGCAGCGGCCCAAGGTGCGACAGAGAAGCGCAACTTGCTTTATGGGGGCGCAATTCGTGGTGGCAAGTCTTTTATTTGTGCCACGATCTGTTTGCGTTTGGCCTCAATGTATCCAAATAGTAAGTGGCATGTAATCCGTTCTGACTTTCCCAAGTTAGTAAAGACAATCATACCGACCTTTGAAAAGATTATTGATGGCTCAGCACATTTTAGATGGAGTCGCGATAAGTCAAACTACTTCTTAGAAAACACTAAGACCAAATCAAAGATATTCTTTATGGCTGAAAACATAAGCCATGACCCCGAACTAAATGCTTTCTTAGGACTTGAAACAAATGGTATATACTTTGAGCAAATTGAGGAGTTAAGCAAGAAGTTATGGAACATAGGCAGCTCACGCGTTGGTAGTTGGTACATTGATAAGATGCCAACACCTTTGATATTAGCAACATTTAATCCAACTCAAACGTGGATTAAAGATGAGATACACATCCCCTACTTAAAAGGCGAATTAGGCCCAGAGTTTTATTATCAACTTGCCTTACCCGATGACAATGCATTCGTAACTGAGGAGCAGCGTAAAGTGTGGTCACGTATGGATGAGCGTTATAAGCGGCAGTTTATCGGTGGCGATTGGACTAACTTCGACATGGATGGCAACCGATGGGCGTATGCTTATGATTCGACTAAACACTTGAAGCCCGTTGAGTTAAACAAACAACTGCCCATCATACTTTCGTTTGACTTTAACCGTAATCCAATATGTTGCTCAGTGCTTCAAGTAATGCCGCCATCAACTATACGCGTTAAAGAAACGATTAAGTTAGCCAATAGCGACATCTATCAACTATGCGATGTTATTAAGTCTAAGTATGGCAATGCACTATACCAAGTAACTGGAGATGCAAGTGGCAAGTCATCGAGTGCATTGGTGCAAGATAACCTCAACTATTATGTTGTCATTCGGCAGAAGTTTAACCTCAGCAACAATCAAATGTTAGTGCCGAGCGTTAACCCATCGTTAGAAGACAATCGAATGTTAGTAAACTCACTTCTTGCGCGAGGCAATGTCGAACTTGACCCTCAGTTTACTAAGGGCTTGCAATTCGATTTGGAAAACGTGGCGGTGTTGCCCGATGGTACAATAAAGAAAACAGACCGAAACGATCCGACTCAGCAAGCCGATGCATTAGACACTTTTCGTTATGCATGTAACACTTATTTAAAAAATTTCATATATTTGTCAAATGTTTAGCGTAATCATTCCAACGATGTGGAGAAGTCCACGCATCATCAAGCTTGTTGAAGACCTTTGCGCATGCGAATTTGTCGGTGAGATAATTATAATTGACAACGATACAACTGAATACAGACCATTGCCGCTTAGTGCTAAGTATGACATACACTTAATGGCTGAAAACATTTATGTAAACCCAGCGTGGAATTACGGAGTTGAGCGCGCTAAGTATGATAACATATTGATATGCAACGATGACATTAACTTCAATCCTGCATTCTTATCGATATTCGATGATTCATTGCAGCACGTTGGCGTTATCGGTATGGCATTTGAAAACTATCAATTGAAAAAGGATGCTAACATACATTTGAAATCAATGAAGCAACGCCCATACGGATGGGGATGTATGATGTTGATGCATAAATCAAAGTACACACCGATACCCGAAGACTTACTGATTGCGAATGGCGATGACTGGTTAGCGCAAAATTCAACGCCTTACGAGTTGCATGGCTTATCGATTCAATCCGAGATTAGCACAACAACCCAACTGCCTGAATTTGGAATGATTCAGTTGAATGATAACGAAATTTATAAAACAAAGTATGCAAAGTAACGTAAATAAGTGGGACAATTGGTATAAAGACTTAGGAACAACACCAAGTGCATATAAGTATTCCGAAACGGAAACATACAAGATAGCTGCCGATTTTTTAAGAGGCTTAGATGTTGTTGAAGATTGGGGAGTTGGAGCTGGTGGTTTTTTAAATCATTTACCAAATGCAATTGGTGTTGATGGCAGCGATACTCCGTTTGCAGATAAGAAATTTATTGATTTATGTAATTATACGACATTGGCAAACGGAATACATCTAAGGCATGTATTAGAACATAATTATAATTGGCAAAAAATATTAAATAACGCTTTATCCTCAGCAGTTAACAAGGTGGTAGTAACTTTGTTTATTCCATTAAGTGATAGTGAAA